CATAAGAATAGGTTGTAGATTTAAGATCATAATTACTTTCCATTAGTAACCTTCTACCAGGGGTATCATTTCTAATATCCATCTGTACAGGTGAAACTGCATTAAAAGATCTACCAATGATATTCCAGTTTCTAATTGGTTTACCATTTAAGATATCACTTTTTTCTGGTAAAGGTTTGCCTGCTAAGAATTCACTAGCTTGGTTTCTATTACGAATATTAGTCCACATATCAGAGTTCAATTCTTTCATGTGTGGGTTAACCCATTTACCAAACTCATTTCTCATACCAGCTAAGGGTATACTATTGTTAAGGATATTAGCACCTGCTTTATCTAAAGCACCTGGTTTCATCTGTGCAATTTGCATCAATTGATCTAAACCTGACATATAAGTTTTACCTTGTAAGCCACGTCCGATAACAAATGCTGCAGCTTGTAATCTTTTCTCAGACCACTCACTACCCATTAGTTCCATGTTATCACCAATATCTGCAATAGCAGAGAATATAGTGTTATAAGGTTCAAGAGTAGTATAATCAAATCCTACATCACCGATATAAAAATGATTAGGTTTCCAACCAGCATTAATCCATTGTTGTTTAAGCTGTCTATCAGCAGGACCATTACCTGTTAATTGACCTGCAGTGTACATACCAGCCATTGTTGTTACAACAGTAGCACCTACAGCTTGTCTTCCTGCAAATAGGTTTCTAGCACTTGCTAAATCAGCAGCATTTTTAATACCATACTCAGCTAACTCCGTAAAGTCATCACCTGTATGTCTTAATATTGCTAAAGATTCTTTATGTAATGCACCTAGTAATGGTGTGTTTTTATAGGTAAAATTCAATCCATTGATACCAGTTCTAGCAAATAGATAGAATGGTTTAATTAATGGAATATCATTAAATACATTATCTAATTTAGCAGCTGTACCTTTTAACTCAGAAGTTAATGTAGTTTCTTTAAACTGTTTAGTAAGCCATGCATCATCACCTATATTAATATTACCATCTTTATCTAAGAAGTGACTATAATGAATATCTTCTGCTTCTTTTAATAATTCAGGAGTAATCTTAGTCCAGTCATCCCCTGAAGCTTCTAAAACTTGACGCATTGCCATTTCTTTAGATCTAGCTCGAGCTTGAAGCCATAAGAATGTATCGTCAGTAGCAGCTAATGCTCTAGGAGACCAACTGAAAAGTTTATTATTTGTTAAATTTCTAGTTATATTATTAATATAAAATGCTGCTTTCTCTCCAGGTGTACCTCTAGTTTCAGTGAATATACGTTTAGCTTCCCAAAGTTCATCTGCTGGTGTAGCAGCTTCGGTAAATCTAGTTTGAATATCTGCTATATTTGCATTAAATTTAGCGTGCCATTGTCTTTGAAATACTTCATACCCTTCTGGAATTAAACCAAATAAACCATTTAGTTTTGCAACAGCTGCTTTTCTAGCAATTACATCACCTGTAAATGGTGCTCTTAAAGTTGCACCTGCAGCTTCATTAATAGCATTAAGATAAGTATTTATAGTTGTACCTAACATAGCCCTTAAAGGTGTTTTAGGACCACTAAGGATACTTTGAACCATGGTTTTTTGTAAACCTTTAATTAGTTCACCAGATTTAACTTTACCTTTAAATTTACCACCAACTATTTGTTGATGCATCCAGGCGTCAAAATCTTTCCAATTATGTACATCATTAGATACTTGGAATACATCTAATAGAGCTTTAGCGAGATCATCATCCCCTTGCTCTAATAACATATTCGTCATCAAATTGATACCTTCTTGTGTTTCTCTATGAATACGTCTTGAGGATTGGCTTGTTTGTGCTAATAAATCCACCATCATTTCAGGTGTCATTTTACCATTATTAGCTTTGAGCATCTCTCTAGCTATTTTATGAGTATTCTGGGTTCTTTTAATTTGATATAAACCAACAGTTAAGTTATCAGCGATCCTACGCATAACACCGTCTGTAGCAAATACATCGGTTTTACCAACCATCTCTCCAGCTGCTTGAGCTGAATCTCTTAATTGCATTAAGAGTGAGTGAGTAACTCCATTAGCTACTTCTATATTTTGAAGAGCCCATTTATCAAAGTCACCAAGAGTTTCAAAAGAGTCAGCATCTAAAGGAGAATTTAATAATTCTTTACCCCAATATTCAGATGGATCTAAGCTACCAGCTTCTCTACCCATTATCTTCTGTATATTACGCAATGCAGTATCAGAAGCTTCCGCTCTAGTAGGAGGTTTTAAAGGATTAATATCTTTTAGTTGCTGTTTCCACTTACTATCACTGACTAATTCTTGAGCCCATTGACCTAATTTACTTTCGCTTATACCTGCTTTAGCTGCTTTAGCCATAGAGACAGGATTAAATAAAGAGTCAGTTGCTTGTACTGAAGATCTTAAACCAACAGAATGTGCTATTTCATCAATATCATTTATAACCTGACGCATGGTACTTCTAGCTTTAGACCAGCCTTGACCAATCATTCTTTCTCCATTCTTATATACACCGTATGTAGAATGAAGCATACCATCCGAATCTGTAGCTCGAGCAAAGGCATTACTTATACCTTCATATCCTTTCTTCATTTGCTCTTGACCAGCATTATACCAGTCTTCAGCTTGTCTCTGTCCTCTTCTAAATAATTCTTCGTTATCTAGAATTGTTTCTTGTATTTTTGTTGTAAAAGATTTAGTACTAGTAGAAAAATTTTCAGCTGTTTTTTGCGTCCATCTATTAGCACCACCTAAACCTTGTCTTACAGGACCAGTTCTGTTAAATATAGCCCAACCTAATCCTTGAAATGCTTTACCAAAAGTATAACCAAGGAAACTTTCAGTAAGTAAATGGTCATATTTCTTAAAGGTAGGAGATAACATCATGTTAGCGGCTTGAGGACCAAAGACTTCTGCAGGACCACCCATTACATCGGTAAGACCTGTTAAAATTCCTTCTCTTCTCATCATACCAACACCATCTTCTTGATACTGTCGGATTGCAGCTTGAGTTAAAAATTCAGCAACTACAACATTTCCTATACTTCCACTTGTTTTAGCGGCTATGGCTCCTCCAACTTTACCAACTACTGGTATTCCTTTTGTAAGACCACCAATTTGACCACCAGTTAGATATGCTAATACACCTGTAGTAGCCCAGTAAGTACCGTCATAAAGATCTTTAGAATGTTCAGTAGTAACTAGAGGGTTATTTACAAGGAATTCTAATGATTGAGTATTCTTATGTTTTAATAAATCATCATCAAATGTGGAGTTTTCAAACCAACTTTTGCCTTGTAACACATCACCTACACTTCCAACAAACTCTAAAGTATCCGCACCGACATCAAACCATGCACCACTACCTGATGATTTTACATCTTCTTGCCAGCTAGGATCAAAGTAACCTTTACGTCTTCTATTGATAAAGAGTGCCATGTTTTGACCACCTGGAGATGCTTGCCAAAGTGCTCTGGCTCTAGAACCTAAATCAGGGGATCTCATACCCTCAATCCATTCAGCAGTAATTTCAGCATCCTCTTCCTCAGACATACCATCTCCATCATTTAGATGGGTAGTATCGTGGAAGTCAGCATAACTAATCTGCCCATCTCCATTACGATCATAAATTTCTGAAAGATCTTCATCTTCACTTATCATTTTAAATGCTTCTAACTTATTAGCTAGATTCACACCATTCAATAATTCGTAAACTTTTTCTTCTTTAGGATTCCAATCTCTTTGTAATTGAAGAGCATTGATTACTTCCTTTCCATTAGCTAATGTATTGATTTGTCTATTCTGTGCATCTAAAATAGAATCTTCAGTTGCTAAACCAAATTCATCATACTGTCTAGCAGTAAGATGTTTAGTTCTTTCAAGCCTTCTTTCTTCTTTTTCAGCAGCCTTTTGAGCTGCTATTTCTTCTGGGCTAGGTTGAGGTGGTTGGATACCTAATTGTTCACTTACTTGTCCAGCAACTTGATTAGCGACCTCATTAGGATCAACAGTTTGTTCTGGTTGCTGTTGTTGTTCTGTTACTTGTTCTTGTGCAGCTTTTTCTGCAGGTGTTCTAAAATCTTGCTCAGGATTAGCTTCTTCAATTTTTTCTATATGTTGGTCGTAACCTTCAATTTCCTGAGTTGTATCTGATACTCCTAAAGCATCAGGTTGTAAATTTAGTATATCCATTAATCTCTTAGTCCGTAGATTAAGTTTTCATCATCATCAAAAGTTGAAAATAACGATTGACCGTAAGTAGATCCATCTTTCATTAGATTTCTATTATATAAATATGTAGATTTTGATGGATAATTTGCTGATCTTGATATAGCTTGCATAATAGCAACTACTTCAGGATCTAGAATATCTTCACCATTTTCATCTTTACCTTCTAATAAACTTATAACTTCAGGACGACCCTTAGGCCATAATCCTTCATGTCCTCTAGCTTTCAATTGGGCATCTAATAGACCCATCCAGTTTCCATCTCTACCACGTGCTAAACCTTTATAATATTCTATAGCACCTTTATCTAAATTTAAACCCTTTTGAGTACCATGTTTTTCAATATTAGCTATGACAGAATCTAATTGTCTTCTACCATAATCTCCACCTATAGTACCTTTAAAGATTATATTAGGATCTTCAAGCATTTCTCTTTTACCACTAGCAATTCTAGCAACTCTGATAGTACCTGCTGGTAGTTCTTTTTCAATGGATTGTCCTGTTATAACATATTTACTCTTTTCACCATTTTCTCTGATTTCAGTTAACACACCCATTGAATTTGGAATTGGTTTTCCATCTTCTGTTTTTACTTCTTTAGCATGTAAAGCTAAATGACTAGCAACTTCTGGTTCATAACCCATACCAACATACATATTGTATTTCTTAGCATAATCAGCTTTAGCGTTTGCCATAGCTTCTACATAGGCAGGGCTCTTTTCATTACCCTTAATACCCATATTAGTAAATGCTGTATCAAGATATGATTTAATTTTCTTTTCAGCATCAAAATTACTTAAAGCTGCTTTTTCAAGTTTAGCTGCTTTCTCTCTAAATTCTAATGCAGCTTGAGGATTAAATTGATCTAATTGTTCTTGAGAGATATAACCATTTTGACTAGCCATAAGAGCTTCAATAGATTGCTTATCTTCTCGTTGATCTCTCATAGAAAGAGTTTCATAATTAGTCACACCAGATGGTACAGGTAATCCTATATTACCAAACTCAGCTTTATATTCATTAACTTGAGCTGTAGAAAGATTACCTTGCCTAGCTTCTTCAATAAATTGAGCTTCTAGATCTTTACCTGCAGCCTTTTGAAATTTTAATTCATTATCAGTTTGCTGAATATAACCATCTTTAATGTCAGCTTTTAATTGTCTGAATCTATTAGGCCATTGTTGAGCAAATGTAGTACCTGGTTTAGCTCCTACTTTAATTAGTAATTCAGGTGGTAATGGGATGTTACCGATAGTATCAGCATAACCTGGATCAGATCTTTGAACACCTTCTGAAGTAAGTAGCTTCATTGTTTCAGACCAACCACCAACATTACCTAGTATTTGACCATTTTTATCAACTGTACCAGCATTGGTCAATATCAATTGATGTAGATCTATACCTGTTCTAGGTGAGTTTTGCCAGGAAAGAGCAGCTTGTATTCTAGTTTGATTAGAGGCAGATATATTATATCTTTCTCTATACTTACCCATTGCCTTATCTTTAGCATTCTGTATAGCTTCATTCGTACCAGCTAATTCTCTCATTTCTGGTGAGAACTTATCTATACCAGCTGCTTTCATTAAATCTAATGCTAAGACTTCTACAGCAGCTTCTTTAAAAGGTAATCCTTGAATATTGTTTTCACGTAATTCTTTAGCAGTAAAGTTAAAGCCTTGTAAACTTAAAGCTTTATTGCTATTTTGCATTTCAAAAGCTAATTGATCTGCAAAACTATCATTAAAATTTCTGAGTTTTTCTTTAGCATAACCAACCTGAGCCCAAGGTGATAACTTGGCTAAACGGTCAGCATCAGGATAAATATTAGGTCCACTTAACTTAAGCATTTCTGCTTTAAGTTCTTGATACCTTATATCATCTTCTTTAACTGTTTGTAATTCTGATTGTAGAGCTGCTAGTTTTAAGGAATCAGCTTGCTTAAATTGCCTAGCTGCAGCTGCACCTTCTTTCAAAGCTCTTTTCTTAGCTTCTTCTCTGTGCTTTTGTAAACTTTGAGAGAACGCTGATAAGCCATCTACAGCAGATGATATGTCCCTTGCACGTTGAGCATTAATAGCTTGAGCGTTATTCGTCTCATGACGCTGTGCTTCAGAAGTATTGAATCGGGAGGTACGGGAGAGACGTTCGATGTTTTCGTTATACGTCATCTTTGACTCTCCAAAGCTGTTAGTCTTGCATCCGTAGCAGAAGCTTTATTAGCTGACATCTGACCACTAACTCCAGCACCTGCTACTTGTAATAACATACCAATTGGACTTGGCATAGGTGTCATCATAGGTGGTGGTGGTGCATGACCATGTATAGGAGCATAGCGTATAGTCTCATAAGTATCCCATGAATCCCATTTAGCTTTATTTTCAGCTCTTTCGTCAGCAACCATAGTCTGTCTCTTCTCCATCATCATCTCAGAAAGTACTCTAGACTTCTCAAAGCCCATCTTTCTAGCTGATTTAGCAGCTAATCTACCAGCTGTTCTACCAGTTTGAGTACCAGCATACTCATTTTCATACATTTCTACTATAGCTTTCTCTATTTTTCTATCCCCTTGAGCAAATATCTTATCTAATTGAGCATCATTTGCCGCCCACTGATCGATCAATCCCATATATAATTGATCTTGTTTTATATCAGAGAGTGACATTTCGTTCTTATACTTTGCATCGGCAAGCATAGCATCAGTTAAATACTGTACATTTTCCCGTTCAAAGTTTTTTAGTTTAGCTCGATTCTCTTGTTTAGCGGCTTCTCGTTGTCCCATGTAGCCTGCTACGGCTGAGACTCCGCTCATTATGGCTGTTGGTTCGCACACGGCAAAATTCTATAAAGGTTATTTTGTTGGGACCATGTTCAAGTTCCCGTAAGAACTTAAATCCCAAAAACTTTAGAAGTTTTAGATGAGCGGTATTCCGTTTATCTACAATATTCCAAAGGAGTTTATCTTCTCTGCTATCTACAAATCGTTTTGCTTCTCTAGCAAAAGTAAATTCGTGATCATGAATGACTGGAGTACAGAGCATCCATATTTTACCTCCGTCTTCTACACCAGCCAGGCCAGCAATCCTGCCGTCTGGAGCTGTGAAGTATACAGAGTTATGAGATAAAGCAGCTTGAGGTAAATGGAGAAGTGGAAAATGACCGTGGCCCTCAAACACTTCTCTATAATCATCAGGTCGAAGATTAGAAGCTACATGAACAGCAGCTTCCATTGTAATAGGGTGAATGTGTTTAGACACGTTGATAATATCTAGGTGAATAATCTCCTTCCCAATTCATTGAATATAAGGTTGCAGGAGATGGATGATTTGATTTAATTTGTACTGTTAAGTTTGTATTTCTATCATAGACAGGTATAGTATGTAAGTAGGTTTCAGCAATAGCTGCAGTACTTGCAGTTATATTATCCCATTCCTTAGATTCTACAGTATAAGTATAATCACTTCTACCCTTACGTTTTAGTGTTACATCTAATACACCAACTTCTCCAAAGTCAAAATTCATTCGATGTATAACTAAAGACCCACGGGTTTCTGTTCTTATTGCTTCGCCTTCTTGTCTAGCCATGAAGATCTTAGGTAACTCAACTTCAAACTCATATTCATACCCAATGACTACATCAGTATTAACTGGAGTTGTAGAAGATCCAGCTACAGTAGAAGTTTTCCAGTTTCCAGGTAATGTTACAACTTGGTTAGGAGCTGATCCTGTGATAGCAGAGGATGGTATATCATAGCTTTTCCCAGCTGCATCACTATCTGTAGTACAATAAGCTGTAAGGGTTCTAGAACTATAATAACCTGCACCTAAAGTAAACGTAGTTACATCGGTAGCTCCATTATATGTTAAGTCTCCAGATGCAAATGTTTTCTTAGTATCTAAATGTACTCTATATTCATTAGGATTGGAACCTATTAATAAAGTAGAGTCTTTTAATTTAAGATCAAGTCTTTCAAATGTATATGTACTACCTGTATTTAAAACTACATAATATATATCATCCATAATAGCATGGAAAACTACATTATTAGGGAAGGTCCATCTAAACCATGCAGATTGTTCACGCCTACCACCAACTGTATAGTACTTATGACCCCATACTTCGTTAGAAGCAGTATGTAAAGTAGAGTCTATAGCAAATAATACTAGTTCATTTTCAGGAGAATTGGTGACTTGGCTTGTATTTTGCGGTATTAATTTACCAACAATTTTACTTTGTTCTACAATTTCTGGTTCAGAATCTCTGCCTACACCAGCCATCTCAAAGAATCTAGTATCTTTAGCTGTACTGTTTAACCATCCAACACTAGTTCCTAATTCTATAGAGTTAGTATCGGAATCAAATCCATAGGATGCTAAGTAACTAATCTTAGCTGTCTCAGGTGTTAGTAAAGCTTCAGCTCCTGAACTTAACAGAAACTGTTCACTAGCACTAAATAGAACTAAACCAGCATTAGCTTCAACAGCATCATATAATTTAGTAGGGAATGTAGAGCTAGACTGTAAATCAATAGGATCTGCATTGGAAATTGCCATCGCAGTTTTTACCCAAAAATTATAGAAGTCATTAACTCTAGATAAGATAACATTTTCAGCACTTAATAAAGCTATTCTATTACGGAAGAATATCATCTTCTGAATAGGATAACCAACAAAAGAAGGTGTTGGGTTTGTTATGTCATCTCCTACATCACGTACTCCCCAATCTGGATAACCAAATTTGAAAGCTCCATTAGTATGAGCTGTTACGGCTGCACCATTTATAGAGAAATAACCTTTAGTTAAAGTCTGGGCATTGTTACCTGTACCTGTTAAATTTATAGCAGTTCCTGCTGTTGCATTTGCTGAATCAGTTGCTAATTTAATTGTGTTGGCATCTACTTTAATAGCATAATAAACAGTGTCATCTACCAATCCTGCTAAAGTTGTACCGCCACCATTATCGTATAATAATGTATCTCCCGTTGCTATATTATGACCAGTTATAGTTATCTGTTCATTACTAGTATTAACTGCAGTTGTAGCGATAGTATGTTGTGTGCTAGGAAGTACCCTGGTGAGCTTCAGAGGCATCGTTGTATTATCTAATGTAATATCTAGACCAGGAGCACAAACTTCTTCCCATATACCCTCTCCGAATCGAGCGGGTGTAAAGGTAACTGTTTCACCTGCACTGATAGTCCCACTACCAATACCTGATTGACCAGCTATATCAAAGGCATTAGTAGACACATTTGATATAGTGTATAGCCCATCTACTGCTGCACCACTGGTAAAGTCAACAAAAATTTGGTCCCCATTACTTAAGCCATGTGCTGTTTTAGATATAGTTACTGTAGTCCCAGCTCGAGCATAAGTAGCAGTTTGTGTAATATCTGCTGTAATACCTTCTACTTGGAATCTTAAGTAATAATCATCTACATCTTCTCCACTATTAACAACACGAACTACATAACCATGACGTGCTACACGTGGTAAAGTACTTATATCATTAGCTTCACTAGTAATAATATTCATCAATGTTCGTTCTGGAGTTGTGACTCCAAAAGGATCTTTACTGTATAAATGGATACCATTACCTACAATAGTAGCCGTAATACCAGTACCACTTATAGCATCTAATGAAGTTTTAATTCCACCTAATATACCAGCTGCAGATACATGTTCAGCGTTATCTGAGGAGGTAGCATCAGGTCTAACCATAGCTATGTTAGCTCTGGATGTAATTGTTACATGTTTCTTAATAGTAACAGTAGTTGTTAAACCTTTTTGTGATGTATATTGATGCGTATCGTTTGTTGTCCAACCTTCACCACCAAATTGTAACTTAGCATATGGGTTATATGCATCATGATAATTATCATTATCTGAGTCATCTGTTGGTTGAGGTGTACAACGTGAGTCCATCTCATATCTAAGATTACTCTTACCACCTGAGCTTGTGTTAGGAGGTGAAGTAGAATGTATAGCTGTACCTGTATTTACAGTTACAGTCTCTCTTCCCATTCCTTCGCAATCACCATTCCCTACTGTCCCTGATGATGTGCTTGTACCATCTAATGATACTACTTCATCTACTACTATAGCTGTAGCACGTGGATAGGAATATTCTGTGTTATCTGTCGGGTCGTATATATCTAAAGCATATTGTTTACCATAAGAAATGGTATCAAGTTCTATAAATGCTTCATTTAATTGTGTAGGTGATTTATCATTAGCTCCTGTTTTCATTGCAACAGTCTTACGTCTGTTAACAAAGAAAGTAGTTTCGTTAATAGTATTAACTTGTATATCAGAAGACTTCTCGTCTGATAGAGCTTGGTTATCTAAGTAAGTAGCTTTATTTGTTCCAGCAACATCTGCATAATCCACGGGTATCGAAGCACCGTCACTGCATCTCCATATGAGAACAGCTCCGTCAGCTCCAACTTGCCCAATATACTGTTCTGAATCATTTGTATAAATATTAAACCATTTAGTATGGGAAGCGGTTGAAGGGGATAGTGTATTTATTAAATGAGTACCAGGTCTTTTCTGTAATTGATTAACGACGTCTGGAACCCCATTAACTAGGTCAACAACTTGTCCTGGTGCTTTCCTTTCATCTGGTTGTGTTGATATACCTAATACATAAGTAGGTATTTTTTGTGTAACACTTGCCATTATCTTCTAAGCATTTGATAAGGTTTGTAAGGTTGATAAGATGAATCATCTGGCCAACCAAAGTATGAATGGTCGCCTTGGTTACATTCGTATTCCATACATGCAGCTCTAGCTTGTAGCTCGTATGTTGCTAGCATCTGTTGTAGTTGAGCATTAGATACTAACTGAACAGCAGCTCGACCTGATGCTTTGTAAACTATATATCTTTGGAATACTGAAGGTATGTCCTCAAAGTTCAATAGCCTAACTACGTTAACATAGAAATACTCATCATCTGGAAATTCAAATGTATGATCAACTCTGTCATACATTTTCCATATACCATCTGAATCTTTTCTTCTTACAAAATCTCTAGTACGATCAAAGCCATCCTCCATATCTATACGAATAACGTCTGATGAAATAATAATTTTATTATCACTAGTATTAACGTTCTCTTTTATATGGTATTCAAGATTAAAAGTCCAGCCTTCATTCTGTACATCTTGATTAACTTCTTTAAGTATATTATATATAAATGATATTTCAGGGTTAGTAAAATCTATACCTGATACAGGCGACTGGCCTATGCTACCCAAGATCGCATTGACTGCGGATAGTTCGGTATCGATATCAACGGTTGTGGTAGTCATAGTTAAGAATCGTGAATAAAAAAAAGGGGAGCCGAAGCCCCCCGAGTGAGTTAGTTATACTGAGCTGTAACGACAGCACAAGTGTCTTGGCTGCCTACAGTAGCATAAGCTAACCGTAAGTTTTGAGTTGTGGAGGCAACCGCTGAAGGGGTGCCTGATCCACTTGTATCAGAAGGAGAGATACGGGTTTCTGTACCTTGACAAGAACCGTATTCACCAACTGCTGTTGGATTAGCCATAATATTATATTGTTAAGAAACTGTTCCTATGTTAGCAGGAGTTAAATGCTTCCGACCATACTCCAAAGGAGTTGGTGGGTTCTTAGTGATTGATTTATCAACCTGTCCGATTCCACTTAAGGAAGCACCATTCCCTGCAACTCTAGTCATAGTTATAGATGTTCCAGGATTAAGTGACATAATTATTAACGTGCGGAAGTTAATTCAATAGCACCTGCAGGGTTAAGTGTACCTACACCCATTGCAAGTCTACCTACCATAACATCACCTTGGTAAAGGACTGATACGTCCCCGCCTGTTACTTGAACTTGAGGTCCAACGGCTTCTACAATACCTGCAGCATCTCTTTGATAGATCAAACCACAGTGTGTAGAGAAGTCACCATTGTAACTGTTGTTCTCACCAGACACAGAGTTAACTGTACCAGCTAAGAATGGTAGGTTGTTAGAACGC